CATTATCAGGTCCAGGAACAGGGTTTCCTTCTCCTGGTACATCATTACTTATATTACCTGCAGGTTCCGGTTGATCCGGGTTACTTGCTTGTAATGGACTCCATTGATACTGTCTACTGTATTGTGGCTCTGCCATAATCTCTGTTTCTATTGTATCAATCTCCTCATCTGTTAACATTAATACATTCTTTTGTATGTAACGCTTACTAAAAAATGTTCCTATGTATGCTGCTAGACCGTTTAATACTTCTACTCTACTTCTAAGAATTTCTTGTTCCTTAGACTCTGTGTAATAAGCATCTGTGGCAAACTCAAATTCTATATCGTCTTTGATACTATGCCAATCGTCTTCCGTCATAACACCTTTTAGTAAGAGCTGCGTCTTTAAAAGATCGCTTAACATTACCGAGAACTTTCTTCTTAACTTGATGATGAATTTTGTAAACTTCATCTCGTCTCGATTTATCTCAGCTGCTCTACCAAAATTTAGTCCAGCCTGTTGTTCTAATCTCGATACAGGTATATTCAAGGACTGATATAACTTCCTTTGAAAGTATTCTACATCTTCTATCTGCCCTAGGTTTTGACCTGCTGGCAATGTATCAATACTTGTACCTGTTCCGCCTTCCCTTCTGGGTAACCAGAAATCTTCCAACATAGACATGAACTTCTTATCATCTCTAATTTCACCTGTGTTAGCATCGTAAACTAATTTGTTACGATATCTATCCATGATGTCTTTTAGATATTGTTCTGCCTTCATCTTCGGCAAGTTACCAACATCTACATAAAATATTCTTCTTTCTGGAGCTCTTGTAATTCTATAAATTACTACTGCGTTCTCCATCATACGAAGTTGGTTTGCTGGCCTAATTGCCTTATGTAGATACGATAATGCAATATTCTTATCGTGATCTACCAAACCACTTGGTGCGTATGCTATGGCGTCTTTTGTTATCTTCAGCCCTTGCTGATTTTCAGGTGCTACATAAGCTCCTGGTTTGGAAGTAACTCCTTTATCATTATAGATAAAAAACTCTTCCACTGCTTTAACAAACATTACGCCAGAAGGATTTTTTTCCTTCTTAACTTCACGCACTTTCCTAATTTTTCTTGGATCAATATATCTAATATCTTTGATCCCTTCTTTAGGGTTTTCCATATCGATGACTTTATGAAAAAATATTTTTCCATCTATATACCATCGTCTATAATAATCTTGGGCTCTATTTTTAAAGTCCATGAGATTTTTAATCTCTTCAAATTCTTTTTGGATTGATTTTCTGACTGCAGATGATAAATCTACATCATCTAAGTTGAGCTCAACGGGTGATTCATTCTCAAGTTGTGCTATTGATTCATTAATAATATCTTCTACTGCTGTATCGACATCTGCCATCCCGGCGATGTCTCGATACCTTTTAATAAGCTCCGACTCTGTGTGGGCAACACCTTCCAAATCCATGTAGGTGCCATAATACCCACCAGCTCGTATGCTTTCAATAGCATCATCTTGTGAAGGAGCAACAAACGATTTCTCGTTTGCTGCGTTATCCTTCCGCTTGATCTCAAATCCAAATAAGTCCATAATTATAATTCCTCTTTAATTACTAGTTAGTAATATTATAGGTTTGATACTGGAATGTTACAGTAAATTCCTCAATGATGTCATTCTGTGCATATTGTAATGCAATTTCTGACATGTTAATTGGGAAAGCCTGTTCCAATATATACTTACCGCCATCCAGTGGGTTATTGTTCCTATCTAAATGGTTAACAGTTATATCTGTCTGGTATTCCGACCAGGTTATTACCCCTTCGTTTGTTTCGCGTTCATTAATTAGATCCATCCATTTTTCAAATTTTTGTCTTAATGATTGTTTGTTATCATTAATGACTGTAATTGTCCATGGATCGAATATTCTTTCTCCAGCAAATTTAACTTCCCTACCTCTGTATTGTGTAATAACTGGGTTGACAGTTGATGCCGGTAATGCTGCTCCACTAACGAGTAGTATCTCGTTTGCCCCAGTCTTGCCAATTTGACCTGGGAATGGTATATCTAGCTCGAACTGATTAGGACGAGCACCACCATCTGCTAGCGCTTGTTTAAATTGTTGTATATTAGGCATGTTTTTCTCCTTAGTCCTTAATAGTTATTTATACAGTTAACCACCAATCTCTTCGAAACTAACATCAGTTCTAGTAGCGACAAAGTTTAATGTAATAAAGTTAATAGAACGAGCAGGCTTAATGAAAATATCTGCAACAAACTGGTTGGTGTCGATTATTTCGCCTGTGTTATTACTTTCGTTACATACTACTTTAAAGTCAAATATACCACGTCTGCCTTGTACATTTCTTAAGAAAGGTGTAACAAGTGATGTGAATTGATTTCTAGTAAATGCGTCGTTAAATTCAAATAATTGGAATTTAGCTGAAGTAGAAATTGCTTTCTCTAATACAATAAACAATCTTCGAACATTAATTCTATCAAAAGCACTAGGTGCTGCTAATAGAGTTTTGTCTCCAAACAATACAATCCCATTTCCTGGGCTATTAATAATTGGGTTTACACCAATTTTATATAGTTCGTCTCTGTTTGTTTTAGTAGGACTCCATGCCAGTTTAACAGCGTTTCTAATTTGTCCTCTGTTAAATCCTGCTGGTGAGAACCACGGATCTGCTTCTGCGTCTGTGTTTGCACATAAACCTGCTGTGTCTCCATTTAATGGAATCCATCTGTATACATCGTTATAACGATCATACATGTATTTCCAGTTACCGTCCATAAAACTATATGAAGTGGCAGCTAAACTACCTCTGTCTGTAGTAATGGATGCTACCTCTGAGCCTGCGTTGTTAACAACGGAAGCTAGTACTGGTGAATGGAATGAAACACAATCTTTTCTTACTTTAGCAATGTTATCTTGTACATACTTTTGGTCTGTAGTATTCATTGCTCCAGTTATAAGAAGGTTTACGTCTGTTTGTTCTGCATCTGCAAACAAGCTCCAAGCTGTTTGTAAGTCACCTGAGTCAGGTGCATCATCAACACCGCCTGAAAGGCTTACTGTTGCTTCTGCTGTTGTGAATCCTGATGTAAATGCTTGACCTAATGCTGCGTTACCCCATGTGGAGTCTCCTGCAGGATGGTCTGTCCAGTAAATATACTTAGACTGTGAATTAATTACATCTTTATAAAATAATGAACCGCCTTCTAGTCCTCTAGCATCGGATGCTTTAGAGACATGAGCGAATCGTTCTAGGACTGTTCCTATTACGCCTGAAAAAGCTCCATCTTCGTCAATAACAACAATGTGAAGTTCGTCGTTTGAACCGCCTTGTATTGCTACTTTTGTAGATGTAAGTGGTGCTCTATCAAATTCATTTTTATATGTCCAATCAGTTGCAAGAGTTGATGTAGCAGTTGCTCCACTACCTCCTCCGCCACTGAATGCAATTGTTGGTGCGCTGGTATAACCATTACCTGGGTTAGTTATAGTAATTGCTGTAACTGCTCCTGACGCCACTGTAGCTGTACCTGTAGCGGTAACACCTGAAGGTGGAGCCGAAAATGTAACAGTTGGAGCACTTGTATAACTAGATCCACCTGCTGTTACAGTAGTTGACGCAACAGAGTTGGTGTCAAAATTACTGGAATCTGCAAGAGCTACTTTAAGAGAGTTTCCTAAAGAGCCTGGATACTTAGCTGCCCACATGCCGTTAGTTCCTGAACCAGTAGAATGGTTCAAGTCATAATCTTCATCGTTTTTAATTAGTGTCGCTGAGCCTGATGCTACAGCATTAGTTGCTGTGGTATCGTCAATAGCTCTGACTAATTGAAGGTTATTACCATAAGCCAAGAATGACGCTGCTGTCAAAAAGTCAACTGCTGTATCGTCATTTGGCTGTCCGAACTTGGCACCAAGTTCGTTTTCTGTACTAATTGTTGTGATCTCGCCTGCAGGTCCCCATCTGAAATTACCTACAAAAGCTCCTATAGAAGTAGCTACTGCTGGAATAACAGAAGTAAGATCTGTTTCTCTAACAAGAACACCTGGTGATAGCTGAAATGCCATGTTTTTCTCCTCGGTTTTATATTATCTTATGAATGACACAAGTTTTTATTATCATCCTACTATTTATACATGACAAAAGTTAGACTTACAATTTTGTAAATACGACATTATTATTGTAAATACATTATCTGTTTATTAAATCTCTTAATTTTTTCTGCATGTTGCCTGGATTATACTCATCTTCTAATAACCAGACATCATCTCCTATAACTTCTACTTCGGGTTCTTGTCCATCTATTCTAATGAATGGTGTGAGATTCGTTTCAATTTCTCCCATCTGTTGTCCGTATAGTCCTTCTCTAACATTGACATCTGTCATATCCTTAAAGAAATTTTGACTAGACAACCACCCAAACAATACCATACACATAACTAGATCATCGTGATAGCCTTCGTCTGCTTGATATGTGTTTCCTTTCTCAATAAATGTTGATATCTCATGTATTATATGCTCATCAAATATCAATAATTTTTGTTCTTCTAGTAAAGACTTAAATGTAAAACACCCTTGTCTTTTAACTTGTTTAGAAGTAGTTACACCTAACTTTGTTGCTTTACCAAAACCAGGGCTTACATATTGTCTGTTCTGTTCTTGTACTGTGCTTAATATGTTCTCATATTCTACTTCTTGATGTAGTATTTCTACTACCTGTTGTCCTATATCGTTTACTTCTACTAATATAAAAGCATTATTATAGTCCCTACCTACCTTTCCAATTACATCTGGAAACAACATAGGAGCTATTTGATTATCTCTATACTTTGCCACAACCTTATATGGCATTTGTGTTATATCTACGACTACAAAGGCAGAGTAATCTCCACCAATACCTCTGGCAGTATCACATGCCATTGCGTAGTAATGTCCTTCTTTTGGATTTTCGTATATATCTAATCCATTATTGGTAAACTCTACTGGTTTACTACTTAATCTACCTATAGTTGTAGCATTAATTAAAGTATTGGTTGAACCTAAGAACTCACACATTACCTCTTGATTGAATTTTACCTCACCTAAGAGTCCTTTTTGTTCTTCTAACCACTTCTCATCTCTTCCTGGTATCTCATAGTAAGGTATGAACATGTGTTCAAAGCCATTTTGTTTCTTCTCTGCCTCATTCCAGAACTTCCAGAAGTGATTATAACCTAGTGGTGTAGATGTAAGTAGGATCTTTGTTGTTTCACCAGCTGAGATTGTAGGATAAACAGAAGTAAAAAACTCGTCTGCTATGTTGTTAGGTATGATTGCTGCCTCATCAATGTACAACCAGTTAACTGATTTACCACGAATGGCGGATGCTGTTGTAGCTGCTGAGAGTACTTTACTATTGTTCTCTAATTCTACATCACCCTTATTCCATACTCTAACACCTTGTTGCATCCACAAAGGTAAGTTCTCATACATTATTTGATATCTGTTTAATACTTCTCTCGCTGCTGAGGCTTTGTTAGCCATTATAGCTACTGTCTTATCTTCTTGGAATATTGTATAGTGTAATATACACGCAGCTGCTGTTACTGTTTTACCTTGCTGTCTACCTTCCATTAAAATTACTTTTCTCTCATTCATTATGAGATCTACTTTGCCTTTCTGACAATCAAACAATTTAAATGGTTGTAATCCTTGGTCTAGTGTAACAATTTTTACATAGTTTTCTATAAAATATTTAGGATCGTTTTGACATTTGACATACTCTGAGATTTCTTCCTTAGTAAAGTCATGCTGATATGCTAATGGTTTTAGATTAGGGTTACCGTGATATGATACTTGCTCAGTCGCCATCTTTTTCTGCTACTTCGCCTTCTATTGTTTTAGCTTGTTCGCCTTTCAATGCTTGTAGTAAATCCTTTGTACTACCTACGAACATGTTGTTCTGTGTTTTTATATTACCTTTACCCTTAGTGCCGTCATCTGTTATTCTTTTCTGTCTTTCGTGTACATCTAACATGTCTTTAGCATTATCTTGTAAATTTTTAATTAATCCACCTGCTACTTCGTATGCTCTAGGTTGGTCTGAGTTTCTTGCTATGTGTAATATGCCTTCTATTGCCTCAGCATTAAATGCCTCTGCCTGTTTAAGCATACTCCTAGCGTATTGTAAATCTTCTTCTTGTTGTTTGGCATGTAGAATGTCCTTGTCTTCTTCTGACATGTCTACTGCTGGGAGTTTTCTCTCTTCTTCGGTTTTTCTAAGATTAGTTTCTAAGGCTTTTGTTATTTCTTTTGTATTAAAGCTCTTATCTAATTCTTCAAAACCGCTATGTTTCGAATGCTTCATCAAATTCCTCCAAGAACTTATATTCATCGGCTGGTGTAGCAGATTGAGGATCAACTGTTGCTTTAACCCTTGCTCTTCCGCTTGAGAGTGCTACTTTATCTAGTGATAATTCTGGATCATTATATGCATCTATTACTGCTTGTTTAATAACATCTACATTAGCTACATGGCTGTAGAAATTAAGCCTCATTGTAAAATTCAAAGTCCATATTACACTTATTCTGTTTGCAAACTCGCCTTCATACTCGTCTTCATAATTAACATTATCTAAAGTTATTTTTATGTCTCTTTTTATTCCCATTTCTGGGAGATCGTTTATTGTTACATTAAAGTCAGGATTAAAATAAGGAAGTACTTGTTCTATTATATTTAATCCATCATTTTGGTTCTTCGCAAATATATATAATGCTAAATCCATGTTCCATGGAGCAGAAGCAAATACAGATCTAACTGTACTAGTATCGTCTCCCGTTCCTACTACTCTCGTTCTATTTATAGGAGCTACCTTTCTACCTGGATCGTAGTTTAAACCATTTATTTCAAATCCCATTCTAGGTAAAGTAAGTGCTACTTCTCCTCTTGTACTTGTATCTGGTACTCTGGCAATCCTAGTTAAAAACTTTTGTTTTGTAGAGTACGCTAAAGGCACTCTTAATGTTTGTGCTATTGCACCTGCTGAATTCTTTCTTTCAATGTTTATATCATTGAATATTGTTCCAAAAGCTATGATAGCTTTTCTTATATGACTGTGATAAAATGTTTTATCTTTAAACATTACGAGCCTCCTATCTCACCAAACGGATTAGACTCGCTAAAGTCTAGTATGCCTTCTAGTGTTAATAAGTTATCAAAGTCTGCATTATCAATTGGCTCTGATACAGATGTTTGGTATGCCTCTGTAATTAAACTACCACTATCTTCTTTTAAGAACAAACCGCCATCTTCCTTTTTAAATTGATACTCTAACATATCTTGAGAGTATTTTGTTTCTAT